GGTTCGATTCCAGTATTCTCCACCAAAATGCTGGAATAGCTCAGTTGGTAGAGCAGTTGATTTGTAATCATCAGGTCGGGAGTTCGAATCTCTCTTCCAGCACCACATCTAAAGCTTGACAATAATATATTTCTTATGGTATACTAATCAGTATTGAAATTGCTCATCTTTATTTTTTAAAAAACAAAAACTAAAGCTTGACAATGACCACTACTTTTTTATATACTATAAACATGACAAATATAAAACAACAAAAATCTAATCTAGCAAAACTAATGGCAACTGAGAACATCACTGTTCTCCATAAGAAAATACCTACTGCGTATTTCGATGTCAAAAACAGAATACTCGCATGTCCTACTTTTAAAGACGATATTTCTCCAGAACTTTATGACCTATTTATGGGTCACGAAGTAGGACATGCATTACATACACCTTACGAAGGTTTACATTCAACTCTTAAAGAGAACAAAACTCATAAGGGTTATCTGAATGTAATTGAAGATGTAAGAATTGAGAGAAAAATTAAAGAGAAGTTTTCAGGTTTAAGAAAATCTTTTTACAAAGCATACAACGAACTGATGGAGAGAGACTTCTTTGGAATCAAAAATAGAAACCTACAAGAACTTTCATTGATTGACAAAATCAACCTTATTACTAAGTGTGGTTCTAGAGTTCAAATTAATTTAACAAAAGAAGAGCAAGTCTTCTTAGACATGGCAGAAGCATGTGAGACATGGGAAGATGTTGTAGAATGTGCAACTGCTATCTATGAATGGTCAAAAGAAAACGAAACAAGGGACGAATCAGATAAAGCAATCACTGATATCTTTGAGCAACCAGAAGATGAAGATGGTGAAGATTCATTCGAAAATGATTACTCAGATTCAGATGAAGATTACGAAGATAATCTACCTGAAATCAACGGTGGTGACAATACATCTGCTGAAGAGCAAGATGAAGAAGGTGAAGAAGAGAACGGTGGTGATTCAGATGATGGTGAAGAAGATGAAGACATCAAAGATACTGGTGAGAAAAATCAGAAATCAGCAGGTAGACATGATGATGAAGATGGTGCTAGAGAATCACTAACAGAACATTATGCACATAACAACGAAGACAAATACCTAGATGAAAATGCTTCAGTAAAATCTTTTCATGACCTATCAATACATGAAGATAAATTCAGCAAACTTCATTACGGTTACAAAAATGTTCTCAGAGATTGGAGAGAATACGTTGAGAAATGTCTTAATGCTAACGATGAAGGCAGATTTTCAGATACTGCTTCAGCAAGAAGAATTACAGAATACGGTCCTAAAATCAGAAAATTTGTGACTGATAAAAACAAAAAGATTATCAATCACATGGCAAAAGAATTCGAAATGAGACAATCAGCACTAGCATCTAAGAAGGCACAAACTGCCAAGTCAGGTAAACTTGACATGAATAGACTTGCTAAGTATCAGATTGTTGACGATGTATTCAAAAGAGTTACTTATATGCCTGAGGGTAAGAATCATGGTGTAACAGTTCTTGTTGACTGGTCGGGTTCTATTGCTGGTGAAGTCAAAGATATCTTAGAGCAAACATTCATTCTTGCAGAGTTCTGTAGAAAGGTTCAGATTCCTTTCAGAATCTACCTGTTCTCTGATATGATTTTAAAATCAAATTACTATGACGATGAAAATTCTAATACACTTTATGATGACTTTGATGGTGCATTGGTAGAAATACTTTCAAATGAAATGACTAATAGAGAATATCAAGAGGCAATGAATTACGTGTCTTACTTATATCTCTCATACTGGTCTCAAAAAGCATACTCATGGAACAGAGAAACTCCAGATGCTGTAACTATTGGTAATCTTTTAAACATCGACCATGACAAATTGTATGAAATTGCAAACGGTTACGATTGTCCTTATCAGTATAGACTAGGTGGGACTCCATTGAATCAGTGTGTCATTGCTCTAAGAAAACTTTTACCTGAGTTCAACAAGAACTACGGAATTGAGAAGTCAATTCTTACAGTTATCACTGACGGTTACTCACACGGTGGTAACTTCATTTACGAAACTCAAAAAGAGAGAGAAGATATCGCTTCACAAAATGACGGTGACCAATATTGCTGGAGAACTAAGAGAGAAAGATTTATTCTTGACCCTTACACAAAGAAACCATTCAAATTGAATAATGGTTCTAACAGAGGTGATTGGGACACAACTGCAAACTTGCTAGACTGGATTTCTCAGACTTGCGATGTTACAGTTACTGGTTACTTCATCTTTGGTAATAAGAGAGACTTCACATCATTCATTTACAATCAAAGTTTTTACAATAAAGTTGATGACAAAGATTGGACTGAAGTCAGAAAAACTGGTAAAGTTATCAACGTGAAAGGTTACAACAAATTATTCTTGACTGCCGCATCAACATTGACAGTTCAAGGTGAAGACGGTTTGAGTGATGACTTAGTCGATGCTCAGAAAGGTAGAATTACTTCTGCCTTCAAAAGAAATCAGAAATCTAAAACTACTTCAAGATTTTTGACTAACGAATTTATAAAGGAGATAGCATAATGGAAGTAATTCAAACAATGAACGTAGACAAGTTTCAAGAGGCGATGTATCAAATCGGTGAAGGACCTTGTGTAAAGTTTAATTGCGAAAGGCAACAAGAATGTGCCGAAGAAAAAGTAGAATGTAAAGCATTCAGATATTGGGTGAACAATGACAGTTACACCACAAAAAGAAAAGGTAAGACAGTATCAATTGATATTGACTTAGAAAGATTATTAAAACCAATGGAATAGGAGAAAATTATGAACCATGATAAAATAAACGAAAAACTGATGAAATCATTTGATAGACTAGATGAGTCTATGAATAGAACATTTAATGCTATGTTCTTTTTGTATGGTGGAATAGTAGCAGTAATGTTGTTAATGATAATTGAAGCTTTTTCAGCTTGACAATAACAGCCACTTTTTAGTATACTATAAGAATGATGAGATTAACTAATATTTTAAGGAGACTATATGACAATAAGTAAATCTATTTTATTAAGTAACGGCAGGAATTTTAGAATGTCTGCCGATAGGGAAGAGTTCTTACAAGAACTCAAAGAAAAGTTCCCTAACAAAACCGTCTTTGCTAAAGACGAGTTTGATTATATGCCTAGATGGGTTCAATCAAGAAGATACCCATTTGCGGATTCAACTAAATCAACTTTTGATTTATCACCTCTATTAAGTGTTGCTAATAAGACTAACACTCCTAGAGCAATACCTACTCAGAATGTTTCTAGTAACATGCCTGTTGCAGCTCAAACTGAGTCAATAAACATTATCGAAGACAATGTAAAAATTGTTCCTGAGAAAATGGTAAACTATGTTCCATTCGGACACTTCAAAGATGTCAAACAGATTATCAAGTCTAAGATTTTCTTTCCTGTTTTTGTAACAGGTCTTTCAGGTAATGGTAAAACATTAATGATTGAGCAAGTATGTGCCTCTCTGAAGAGAGAACTTTTCAGAGTCAACGTTACTATCGAAACTGATGAAGATGATTTGATGGGTGGTCATACACTTGTTAATGGTAACATTACTTTCAGAGAAGGTCCTGTTATCAAAGCAATGAGAAAGGGTGCAGTCCTTCTCTTAGACGAAGTTGACTTGGGTTCTAACAAGTTGATGTGTCTACAATCAGTTCTAGAAGGTAAAGGTTACCTAATTAAGAAAACTGGTGAGTGGGTTCAACCTGCAGAAGGTTTTACAATTCTTGCAACTGCTAACACTAAAGGTCAAGGTTCTGAAGACGGTAAGTTCATAGGAACTCAAATCATGAATGAAGCAATGCTTGAAAGGTTTGCGATTACCATGCAACAAGAATATCCTTCAATTGCTATTGAGAAAAGTATTCTCAAAAAAGAAATGGCATTGACAGGTGATGTTGATGAAGAGTTTGCAAACAAACTTGTAGATTGGGCAGACATTATCAGAAAAACATACTACGAAGGTGGTATCGATGATGTCATCACAACAAGAAGACTTGTTCACATTGTCAATGCATTCAGAATGTTTGATGACAGAATGAAGTCTATCGAAATGTGTGTATCAAGATTTGATGAAGAGACTAGAACTGCTGTTCTTGACCTCTACACCAAGATTGATGCAGGAGTTAATTTAGAAAACCCACTTGATGATTCAAGTGAGTCAGAGTATAATGAATACGATGAGTAAGAAGATTGACTACAAGTATAACGAGGGTGAACTCTTAAAAGAGTTTGCCCAATACGTTGATAATACTTACGAACAACATTATTCACTGAACAAATACCAATCCACTGAATTCATTATTGACAGTGGACATGGTGAAGGTTTCTGTATCGGCAACATTATGAAGTATGCACAACGATACGGTAAAAAGGGTGGCAGAAATAGAAAGGACTTATTGAAAGTTCTACATTATGCCTTGTTTATGTTATTTGTCCACGATAAGGAGACTCAAAATGAAAATAAGTAACGACACTAGAAGTATATTAAAAAACTTCTCAACTATAAATTCTGGAATCAAGGTTGATTCTGGTCAACAATTGAAAACGATTTCTCAAATGAAAAATATTCTTGCAGTTGCAAGTATACCTGAATCATTTGATAAAGACTTTAGCATATATAATCTCAATGAGTTTTTAGGTGCAACATCTTTATTAGATAATCCAGACTTTGACTTTGGGGAACAATCTGTATCTATCTCAGATACCAATAGTGCAATGACTTACTTCTATGCTAGTGAAGGCATGGTTCAAGGTCCTGAGAAGATGATTACAATGCCTGATGCTGAGATTGGTATCGAGTTATCATCAACATTATTGAATGAGTTACAGAAGGCAGCCGCTGTGCTAGGTGTAAATGATTTAGTTCTATCTTCAGATGGCACTACTATCACACTTTCAGTTACAGATAAAAAGAATGCAACATCAAATACTTTCAGCAGAATTGTAGGTGAAGGCAATGGTGTATCGTTCTCAATGAACTTTAAGATTGAGAATCTTAAAATACTTGACGGTAACTATGAAGTTCTAGTATCTAGTAAAGGTATATCAAACTTCAAAAATAAAGACGTAGACTTAGAATACTTTATTGCACTTGAACCTGATTCAAAATACAATACGTAAGAAGATGTTTAGTGTGTTTAAAGTGACAGTCTCCGCTTTTTACATGGGAGTTGAGAAAATCTCATCAATCTTGGGTTCTCAACACGGACATCCGGTGGGGTTTGTCCACTATCAAGGTAGAATACTATGACACAAGAATTTTTATTTGTCGAAAAATATCGACCACAAACAATAGAAGAGACTATCTTACCAGATAATCTTAAAACAACATTTAAAGAATTTGTTAAGAAAGGTGAATTACCAAATTTACTTTTATCAGGTTCTGCTGGTATAGGTAAAACAACTGCCGCAAAGGCATTGTGTAGAGAGATTGGTGCAGATTACATAGTCATCAATGGTTCAGATGAGGGTCGTTTGATTGATACTCTCAGAACTAAAATCAAAAACTTTGCATCAACTGTATCTCTAAGTGGTGGTTCAAAAGTTGTAATACTAGATGAAGCAGATTATATCTCTGCCGAATCAGTTCAACCAGCACTCAGAAATTTCATTGAAGAGTATTCTTCAAACTGTAGATTCATATTTACATGTAACTACAAAAACAGAATTTTACCAGCACTACATTCTAGATGCACTGTAATTGATTTTGCAATGACACCAAATGATAAACAGATTCTTGCTGGCACATTCTTGCAAAGACTATGTGACATTTGTGATTCAGAAAATATCCAATACGAAAAGAAAGTTCTAGTCGAATTGATTATGAAATTCTTTCCTGATTTCAGAAGATGTCTAAACGAAGTTCAGAGATATGGTGCAAGTGGTGTAATTGATGCTGGTCTTCTTGCTACATTATCAGAAGAAAAACTAACACCACTGATTAATATGATTGCAGACAAAGATTGGTCTGGCATGAGAAAGTGGGTTGGTCAAAATTCAGACCAAGATTTCAATACTTTATATAGAAAAGTTTTCAATGCACTTGAAAGTAAATTAGAAGCAAGTTCTATTCCAGCAGTGGTATTAATTATTGCTAACTATCAATACAAAGGTGCATTCGCAATGGATAGTGAGATTAACTTTGTTGCATGTCTCACTGAGATAATGACGGAGTGTAAATTCAAATAATGGGTAAACTAAGACAAATTTTTAGGAAGTGGATTGACAGAATGGTAGAGAAGTCTTTTAAAAGACAAGCAGACAAACTGTTCATGAAACATCAAGTTAAAACCACAGACGGAGATAATACATGACACAATATAATGAGAGAGTTCAGTATCAAAGGGACTTATTAAAAGCAGAGGAATGGTCAAAAACTGTTAAATCAGTTCATGCACATTCACTTAATTCAATGTGGTATGACACAAGACCACAAGACACTGAAGACGGTAAATCTGTATTAGATACTCAATATAACAGTGGACTTATTGAAAGAAAAACACATGACGGATATACAGTTTACTTTGGGACAGAACTCAAAGGTAAAGAACTAGTATACGAATATCTCAGAAATGTCTAAAAGAAATCCTTTTGACTATGTCAAAAACGTCAGTTATGATAAAAAAGATATCATGGTTGATGAAGTCGAAGAAAAGTCCTATGCACCATTCTTGGTGAATAGGGCATTATCATATCATAAAGATTCAATCTACTTTGTAAATGAAATGAATACCAACCATGGTCTGGACAATCGTCTTCAGTATCAGTTTTATATAAATACTCTTAGAAAAAGAAATAGATTTTCTAAATGGTCTAAACCTTATGAAAGTAAGAAGTTAGAGACAATCAAAGAGTATTACAATGTTTCTACCCAAAAGGCCAAAGAATACTTAAGTATTCTATCAGACAAGCAATATAATGTCTTGAAGAATAGTATGAGTCAAGGTGGAAACAATGGAAGACATAGTCAATAATCTAATAGAGATAACATTCGAAGAAAAAGACGATTTCCTTAAAATTAGGGAAACTCTTACACGTATTGGTGTTGCCTCTCGAAAAGAAAAGGAACTATTTCAATCATGTCACATACTTCATAAAAGAGGCAAATATTACATAGTTCACTTCAAAGAACTATTCCTCTTAGATGGTAAG